GAAGTTGTCGGGCCGTGAGTACCAAAACCTGATGCGTATCGTCAGGCAGTATATGCAGGAGAAAATTACGCTGGAGATGGCTCGGACGATGCTATCAGCCGGCTTCGGCCTATCTGCTCAAGAGATTGACACGATGCTGGGCGTTCAGTCCCAAGAGTTCAGCGAGCCTACTTGGGGCCAAGATGACGACGAAGATTACGGATGGGGCGATGAGGAGTTTAAAGTCTTGGAAGTGGTTGCAAGTAAGTTCGGATGTCATGCCGACGACTACCACGTCATGCACTCCAAGCCGATGCGTTTTGACACCAACATCGACGAAAACATCCGCTTGGCCTTTGCCGAACTGGGCGAAGAAGAGAAAGAACTGGACAAGAAGATTGAGGCTTACCGCAAGAAGAACCGGGACGCAAGCGTTGAAGAAATGGCCAAGGAGTTCGGAGTCAGCAAAGCCAAGGTCGCTAAACGTGTCGCCTACTTAATTACCAAGGACCGCTACCCAATCAGCAGAGCCGTGGACAAGATTGCCGAGCAGAACCTTCCAAAGAATGTCAAGGAAGTTGCAGAGCCTGTACTGGAGGTCCGCTACAAGTACGCATGGGCCACAGGGTTCAGCAACAAGGACAAAGGCTCCAGCCGTGAGTTCTGCAAGGTCATGCTTGACTTGGCCGGGCAAGGCAAGGTCTACACGAGGGAGGACATCGACGGGATTTCTGCAATCATGGGATATTCCGTTTGGAATCGCAGAGGCGGTTGGTATCACACACCGAGCGGAGTGAATCGCCCCCAATGCAGGCACGTATGGGAGCAGCAGTTGGTAATCCGTAAAGGCAATAAAATCAGCAAGGCATGAAGGCACTATTCATAAGCGAAGAAACGCTACTGGACAATAGCATCATCAACGAGAACGTATCCTACACCCAAATCCGTCCAACGGTTGTCAAGGTGCAGGAGATGCGGATTCAGCCCATCGTTGGCTCTCCGTTGTACGGGGAATTGGTTACGCAGGTCGTCAGCGGTTCAACGTCTGCACTCAACCAAACGCTGCTGGAGGATTACATCCAGCCGGCTATGATTCAATGGCTCTACTACGAGTTACCCATGGTCTTAGCGTTCAAGTACATGAACAAAGGCATGGTCCGTAGAACGAGCGAAGAGTCCTCGCAGATGAGCATGGAAGAGATTACCCGGCTGACCGACAAAGTGAAGAACGATGCCGAGTGGTACTCCGAACGCATTACACGCTACCTCATGGAAAACCGCAACTCCTATCCGCTTTGGAACTCGCCTCCTTCTGCTCTTGACACGATTTACCCGAACGCCACCAACTACCGAACCGGGATGGTCCTTGACCGCAACCGAAGGATGGGAATCAGCAACCTTGACTACCCCTACCCTTACGGTCAATTCGGGGCGTGTAATGACTGCTAACGATGGGCGCACACAAGAAGAACATACTCAAACTGCAAAACTATGTCTTGGACAAAAATCAAGCAAGCCCTGCTGGACCTTGCCAACAACCATCCGCAAGTCAACTCCTTCGGGACGGGCGACCCTCTTGCGATAGGCACGGACAACACGATAAATCTGCGAACCCCAAGCCGTGAGCGCATCGTCTATCCTTTGGTCTTTGCGGATGTTCAGTCTGCAACTACTGACGCTGGTACTTTGGACTTGGTGGTTGGGGTTTACTTTTCTGACCGTGTTGAATCCATCAAACCGATGGGCGGAGTGGTTTCAGGCAGCCCTACGCTGGGCTGGCAGGATAACGAGGACGAGGTCCTAAGCGACCAGTTACAAATCGCTCAGGACTTCATATCGTCGCTTACAAACGACCCGAACGAGGACTGGACCCTTAGTGCCTCCGTGAACCTTACGAGGTTCGTAGAGAGCCGAGATGACCGCACCGCAGGGTGGCAGGCGACGATGACTTTTGAAATCCCCTACGGTCATTCAGTTTGTGAAATTCCAAGTTAAAAGACATTTACAATTAAACGCTAAAAAATGCCTACACCCATATTGCAACAAATGCTCGGCCAAGGTGGTACGATGGAGTTTATCAATGGATCCGTTACCGGCAAGAACTACGACTTCCTTGTAGTCAACACCGCTGCTACTTTCACAACCCTTACAGGAACTGGAAGCGAGAACCTGCTAACCGCTTACAACTTTTCGGGGGCTTCTATTTCCGCTGGCATCGTGATTTCAGGACGCAATGGCGGTAAGATTACGGCCGTCAATCCAAGCGCAGGTTCAGTCATCGGTTACACCTTCCTGTAATGCTTATCGGCTACGGCTACGGCTACCCGACCAATATGCTCCAAGGTGGCGTTGCTGCTGGAGTTTGGGCCTTGTTCAACGCAAGGGCAACCGCTGACGGAGCAACCGCTGCCGAGGCTGCCGTGGATGGATGCCTGTTCAATCGCTTTGCTGCAATCTACAACTTCTAAGAATGCCGACACCATCGCTAATCCTTGTTCCTGCTCGTTTCAAGACTGGCAAACTCTACACACCCTTGGCAACGACTTCGGGCGGTGTGGTTCTTGGTGCATCGGGCGACTTCAATGTTACCCGTGCAACTACGGCAACAAGGGTCAACGCAAGCGGATTCATTGAGGTCGTGGCTTCGGGGATTCCGAGGTTGGACTATCCTCTTGGCGGTGGATGCCCTGCTCTCTTGGTGGAGCCGAGTGGGTCCAACTTGGTCGTACAAAGCGAAAACTGGCTTGCGAGTGGATGGCGTTCGGATGCAACGGCAAACGTTACAACCGTGTCAGCAACCACGGGAACACTTGACCCGTACGGTACGAACACGGCCAATGCAATAAGTCCTACGAGTGGGAATACATCACACACAAAGGTTGGTAATGATAGTGCTACAACTTTTACAAGCGGAACGGTTTACACGGCATCCGCATTTTTCAAACAGGGAGTGGGCAATGCAGGAAGATATGTCCAAATATTTTGGGCTCCTACAAGATTTGCTTCAAATACCTTTGCGAATTTTGACCTGCAACTTGGAACAGTTGCCCTTGTAACAGGTTCAACGGTAACGGCAGACATAGAAAATTACGGAAATGGCTGGTATCGATGCAGATGCACAAACACCTGCATAAGTACAGGAACAGGGGCAAATGGTTTATCCATCGCATTAATTGAAACAAGCGGTAGTACTCGTGCGTCTATTTTTACTGGCACAACTACGGATGTCCTTTACGGCTGGGGAGCGCAGACCGAAACAGGCTCCATTGCCACCTCCTACATCCCCACAACCACCGCAAGCGCAACACGCAACGCAGAAGTCATAAGCCTATCAGGAGCAGTCAGCGGTTGTATTGGCCAGACCGAGGGGACGATTTATTTAGAAACAAATTCACTTGTTAGCGGGGCAAGTGATTTATTTTGCTTTGCAAGGGCTACAACGAACACTGTATCAATAAGCAAGAATTCTAGCAATATAATTCAAGCCACGGTATATACATCTGGACTAGCTTTAAATATAGCAGCATCAGGCACCGTGTCAGGTAATATGAAAATAGCATTTGCATATAAGTCTGGTAGCAGTGCTTTGTATATCAATGGGGTTCCAATTGGGACGAGTTCAACCGCATTCTCTTTTACTGCTGCATTAACTCAGATAAATATAAACCCGACTGTATTTTTTGAGGGGAGAGGCAACCAAAGGATTAGTGCTTTACCCCTCTACACCACCCGTCTAACCGACCCCGAACTCGCTGACCTAACAACCCTCTAATGGCTACCTTCCGAAAATACGAATTTGCAGTTTACGCTGACTTCCGAACCATTAACGACTCGGAGGTCGAGCCTCGCACCGTTGTTGAACTCGGACATATCAACCCTGCAAATCCAAAGGCTTGGTGCGTTGACATTCTATGGGAAGGCAGCGAGCCGAAGAACTGGACAAAAGACCAAACTTGGCCCAAACCCGTCGGAATCCACACCTTCGCTGGATGGGACGAGCAGTACGCAGCCGACTACGAACAACACAAATCCCTATGAGAATCTTTCGCAAACGCAACCCCGAAACCCCTAAACTCCCAATAATGAAATCAGCCGTCATCGCTTTACTTCGCCACCTGTTAACCTTCATCGGTGGAACCCTTGTTGCTAAAGGTATCATTGATTCAGCGACCCTTACCGAAATCATCGGTTCCGTATTGACCTTGTTGTCAGTTGGTTGGATGGCTTTGGATAAAACAAAGGGCGAACCGAACAAGTAATGAACCTGATAGAAACCACCATCGTCGGGAGCGTTGCAGCAATCGTCGGTGGAGCGGTCGCTTGGTTTACAAAGGGCCGTGTAGAATCGGACTCCCTGCAAGTCAGGCAGGCCCAAGCGGTCCTCGCTATGTGGCAGGCTACCAGCGAGTCACAAAACAAGGAATTAACACAACTTCGTAACGAGGTCGTAAGTTTGCGTCAGCGGTTAGAGGAAATGGAACACACCATCCATCTACTCCAAGCCGAGAATGCTAAACTGAAAAACCTCGTATGAAAGTAATCAAGCATTCCAAAAACGTCCACGCCATCGAGTGCGGACGAACCCAAGAATTTCTTTTGC